GAAACTTGCAGATATTATGTCCCGAGATTTGACGTAGCGGACAAGAAAACCGATTTTGGAATATGCAAAAAAAACGCACCAACTACAAAAAAAGGTTGGTGTTCTGTGTCTGTTACAGATTGGTGTGTGGAGCATAAGCCAAGAGAAAGATCCACCACCTTTGACATTCAGGAAGCAGCATTTTTGCAGGATGAAAAAAACAAGGACCGTTCCAGGGTACTTGCTTCTTTAGCACAAGAGAGGATGGTACCGGAGGATGTTATCCTCCCGATTAAACTGAGGATAATGGATTTAGCGGTTGCAGTAGGCGAGAAAGAATACGAGTCGCACTACAAGAAGATGTGTGAACTCGTCTTTGGAAAATAATCAAGGGACAAGAGCCCCGCTTCACAAAGGAGCGGAACCATGGGAACTTTTGAGCAAGTAAAGACAAAGAAGGCCCACGATCCGATCGAGCAAGGGCAGATTCTCCCGGTAGAGTATAACTCCACGGAGAACCCTTTAGACTCGGAAGCGAATAGGGCAAAGCTTAGAAAACTTCAAGATTGGTGGTATCAGGCGAGACAGGCCCTTTCCGCTTCACGCTTTCAAATGGCAATCGATGAAGATTTCTACGATGGTGAGCAATGGCGCGAAGAGGATAAGGACGTTTTAGAGGCGCGCGGGCAGCTTGCCCAGGTGTTTAACCTCATAAAGCCGACAATCGATTGGCTTATAGGCACCGAGAAACGAACCCGCATAGATTTCAAAGTCCATCCTCGCGGAGAATCAGACAGACACCCCGCCGAAGTCAAAACTCAGCTATTAAAATTCGTATCTGACGTAAACCGGACCGGATATCATAGATCCCGGGGCTTTGCCGATGCTGTAAAGGTGGGCGTTGGATGGTTAGAAGATGGTATCCGGGGAGATGAAACGGACGAGCTTCTGTATTCCCGGTACGAATCATGGCGGCATATGTGGTACGATCATCTAGCGGTTGAAAGGGATTTATCCGATGCTCGCTATATTTTCCGCTCTAAGTGGACTGATTTAGACCTTGCACAAGCAATGTTTCCGGAAAGAGCAGCCGCCCTACAAGCTTGTGCTCGTTCTCAGAACTTCTATTTCGAGCAGAATGATGAGTATTTCTGGAACACTGACTACGCTTATCGCGCAAACGAGAACGCCACAACTCCTTATCCCATCATCCTGGACGATGCTTTCAACGTAGATAACCGAAGAGACAGGGTGCGATTGATCGAATGTTGGTACCGACAACCTGAACAAGTCCAGATTATGAAGGGCAATCCTGCAATGAAGGGCCTTATGTTCGACAAGGAAAACCCTTTTATGAACCAAGCCCTTCAGCGCGGTACCGCCTCCCTTTACGATACTCACAAGATGGTTGTTTGGTGCGCGGTCTTCTGTAACGACTACTTGCTGCAAGACGTAAAATCTCCCTATCGCCACAATCGCTTCCCCTTTGTTCCTATATGGTGCTACCGAAAAGGCCGGGATAATTCCCCGTACGGTGTAATCAGAAACCTCCGAGATCCCCAGGAAGACCTTAACAAAAGGCGCTCTAAGGCGCTGTATATCCTCTCAAGTAACCGAATGATTGCTGATTCAGACGCTTTTGAGGATTGGGATAACGCCATAGAGGAGAAAGACCGACCAGACGGAGCCTTGAAGAAGAGACCCGGTGCCGATGTAAGGATAGAGAACGATACGGTTTTAGGCTCTGAGCATATCACCATCATGCAGCTAGACGCGGATTTTATCCAAAACTCTTCCGGTGTAACCGAAGAGAATCTAGGCCGCGAGACTAACGCAATCTCAGGAAAGGCCATACTCGCCAAGCAGGATCAAGGCTCGCTCACTTCCATGGAGCCCTTTGATAATCTCCGTTTTGCGACTCAGATCCAAGGCGAGAATCAGAATTCGCTGATTGAACAGTATTACACGGTTGAAAAGAGTGTCCGCATTACCGAGAACCCGGAAGCGGTTGAATTCATGGAGATCAACAAGCCGACTCCCGAAGGCGTAGAAAACGATATCACAGCCTCTCAGGGTGATTTCATAGTAGAAAGCCAGGATTTCCGGGAGAGTATCAGGATTGCCATGTTTGAAACCATCATGGCTACCATTGAGAAACTACCTCCGGAAGTCTCCATTCAATTGCTCGACCTCGCCATTGAACAGAGTGACTTACCGAAGAAAGACATTATCGCGGATCGCATACGTCAGGTAAGCGGTCAGATCAAACCGGGAACCGAGGACGACCCAGAAGTCACTGAGGCCCAGGAAAAGGAAAGAATCAAAGCAGAGAGAGGCGAGGCCATGGAAGACGCTGAAATGATGGCCCGAGTCGCTGAACTGCAAGCGAAGGCCAAGAAGCTTATTTCCGAAACCGAAGAGAATAACCTCGAAAAGCTAGGGAAAGCCATTGAAATAGCCATTGCTACAGTATTGAATAAGCCGTTAGTTAAGGCCGCAGACTCTTTGGTGAAGAGTGCGGAAGCCGGATAGAAAGGAGAAGAAGCCATAGCCCAATTAGCGGGATCACACATGCATAACATGCAAAAGAGCGGGGTATTAAAACGGCCCAGATTAAGATCAGAGTGTATAAATGCGCCGCGTCCCTGTCCTTGGGTGTCCTGCAAACATCATTTCGCCTATACCATGGGGCCAAAGTGGTGGGATCTATCAGATGAAAAGATAGTTGAATGGGTATTTACCAAGATGATAGATACTTGTACTCTGGACGTTGCAGACCGTGGAGGCGTCAGTTTGCAGTACATAGCAGACAGAACAGACGTAACAAAAGAGAGGATTAGGCAGCTTTCTCACGCCGAAACTTATACACGCGGAGGAGGCAGCGCAATAGGGAAAATAAAAAAATATAAAAAAAACTGTTTGCCTTCTGAGTTTCTTTAGGAGTAGACTCCCGGCGAATAGAATAGTCTCGCAAGAGTGAAGCTATAAAATACTGAATTTGTGGAACAAGAAGTTCCTGTTTTCACTTGTTGCAGGAGGCTATATGGTAAAAGAGAAAGAGAAGCATGAGCAAGAAATCGACCTAACCACCCCCCCCGAAGGATATACCCCCGAAGAATGGGCCATGCTCTCAAAGGAAGAGCAAGAGGGCATAGTATCGCCACTGACGGAAGCAGAAGCCGGCAAGATCCCCGCCAAGGAGGTAAAAGACAAAGAACCTCCCAAGAAAGAAGAGCCCTCCCCCGAAAAAACCCCCGAAGAGATAGCGGCAGAAGAAGCCGCAAAAAAAGAAAAAGAGTCAGGAGCAGAAGAGGAAGAAATACCAGACGGAGATGGCTTTGCACCGATTTATGATCTCAAGGTCGAAAATTTCGAGGAATTGGAGGAAGCAGCCAAGGAAGATCTTAAAGAACTCAAGTCACAATACGATGCCGGCGATATCCCCATTGATGAATGGCTAGAGGCTCGGGACGAGATCCGGGACGAACTTAATCGCTTGAAGCTTGAAGACTCTATTTCCGGGAAGATCAACGCTCAGACCAATGAACAGCTTTGGGAAAGGGATCAAGCCACGTTCTTTAGCATGAATCCGGATTTCGTTGTACCCAGGGAAGGAGCCACAGAACAGAACATAATCCTTAATGCGGCCCTCGATGGTGCGGTGAAATCACTGGCGAACAGGCCGGAGAACGCGGATAAGACTGGAATATGGGTACTTTACCAAGCAAAGAAGATGGTGCAAAAATCCATGGGTATCACGCCAACCGCGAGCGAACAATCAGAAGAGGAGGAAATCAACCGCCTTGCGGCTCAGGAGAAAGCACTCAAGAAGGTACCGAAGACGCTCAAGGACACGCCGCCGGCACAGGAGGAAATAGGGAGCGAAGACGAATTCGCGTCCCTGGATAAGCTTGAAGGCATTGAACTTGAAAAGGCGCTCGCCCTTCTTCCAGAATCAAAGCGGGATCAATACCTAGCTACTGCGTGATATATATGGCCCTTTATCTGGATCTCGACATAGGTGACGCGGTTGACATTGACTCGGGAAAGCTTTTACTCACGGCAGAGGAGAAAAACGAAAAAGACGTTAAGATCAGATTTATTACTGACCAGGAGTTGATAAAGATAGATTTTCGTCTTAGAACCGGTCAGATCGTTATGGTTGACGATAAAATAGGCATAAAGGTAGAAGATAAGCAGGGAAGAAAAATTCGACTGTCATTCAAGGCAGATCGCTCTATCCCGATAAGAAAGCTTGATACTTACAACGTCATAAGAAAGGAGGAATTAGAGTGCGTTGAATTTATGGTAGCCTAATAACTAAACGGAAATACTAACGTGGCTCAAGAGGGCTGATAACGGAGGGATCTTATCATGGCTAAAACTATTATCGGCCTCAATGATGCCAAAGCAGTAAAGCGTTATAGTGGGCTTCTCGCAGTAGATGTTGCGAGAACATCTTATTTCGGCAGGAAGTTCATGGGTGAAGGCCCGGAGTCTTCCATGCCGATCCAAAGACTCACCGAGCTCGAAAACGATGCCGGTGAATACATTTCCTTTGATTTGAGTATGCAGCTTAAAATGCAGCCGGTTGAAGGGGATGATGTGTTAGAGGGCAAGGAAGAGGCTCTCCAGTTCTATACGGACGGTGTTTATATTGACCAGATGCGCGGGGGCGTGAATACCGGTGGTAAAATGACTCGGAAGCGAACTCTTCACGATTTACGCCGAGTTGCAAAGAAGAGGCAGACGGAATGGTGGGCAAGAGTCTTTGATGAACTGTTTTTCATGTACCTTTCGGGCTCTCGGGGAATCAACACCGAGTATATTTACCCGACCTCGTACACCGGATTTGCGAACAACAGCATTACAAGCCCGGATTCAGATCATATCATTTACGCTGATGGTTTAGCCAAGGCTACCATCCTCGTAACTTCTGTTATGGATCTGAAGGAGATTGACAGAGCGGTAGCAATTTCCGCAATGATGGGGGGTGGTACCCAGGAGACACCCCAGATACAGCCCATCCTTATTAACAATGAAACGCACTATGTTTGCGTGATGAATCCGTGGCAAGTCTATGACGTTCGAACAAGCACTAGCACCGGTCAGTGGATGGACATTCAGAAAGCAGCCGCGAGCGCCGAAGGCAAGAACAACCCCATTTTTAAGGGTGGCCTCGGATTCTATAACGATGTGGTTCTGCATGAGCACAAAGCCATTATTCGTTTCTCCGATTATGGTGTCGGTGTAAATCTTGGAGCCGCAAGAGCACTCTTCCTCGGAGTACAGGCCGCAGTATTGGGCTTTGGTTCTCCTGGCAGTGGTTTGAGATTTGATTGGCATGAGGAGTCAAGAGACAATGGTAATCAAGCGGTTATCACGACTTCAACCATTTGTGGCGTTAAGAAAGTTACCTTTAACGGAAAAGATTTTGGGGTAATGTGTATCGATACCGCCGCGAGACAGCCTACAGGCGCATAAATCTCAAGAGGGATGATTTTACTTTTTAGGCCAATAATAAACTAATCACCTTTTTTGGGAGGATTTAACCATGACTGTATATACCGCCGCAAATGCCGAAGATGGAAGAATCCCGGTGAGTGCTTCTCAGGCCGGGATTGTGTGTGCAAACAAAGGTGTTTTTGAAACAACCGCGAGCCTTGAAACGGATGATTTGATAATACTCTGCAAAGTCCCGGCAGAGCATACCATCCTCAATGCTTACCTGGATTGTGATGATCTTGACTCCGGCTCTGCGCTCGTTCTTACCGCCGGTCAAGTGAACGCCGGGAAAACCGCTCTTGAAGCGGTTGCTTATGACCTTATGACCGATGAGACGGTTGCACAAGCAGGAGGCCGTAAGGAAATGGACCTCCCGAGTCAGCCCTTGCTTGGGCCTAGCTCTTCTGAACGTTTCTTCGGAGTCCAGGTAGACGCAGGGCAGGGAGGGGCAGAGAAGCTTGGCACGATTTCGCTTACCATTCTCTATACTGCCCAGGAATTTGGGGTTTAACCTATAATCTTAATTTTTTCATTACCTATTAGGTTAAGCTTTTTGATGCCAACGGGAGGGAGTCTCCTGATTGCTTGGGAGGTGGTCAGGAGGCTCACCGTTCCATAATTTAAGGAGGTAACGCCATGCCAGGAAGACGCGGAATCACAAGACGAGGGAATGTCCACGGAAGAACTAAACGCAATTTTGGAGATCCGGGAGTAGTTACCGGCTCAAGCCCTGCGACCGGCGGGAGACAAAGCCATCGAAGGCCGCGAGTGAGAAGGCCGACTTTTAACACCGGTCCATTGTCAAGAAGAGGCGCGGGACCAAGCCGGGGTGGTAGGCGCGTTTAGATAATAACCTTTGCTCAGGAGGGCAACAACGATGTTGATTAAATGTAATATCAAACGAGATCCACCGAGCCCCACCGAATTAATCATTGACAAGTCCCGATATGTTTTTGAAGATAACGGAAAGGGCGAATTCGTTTGTGAGGTTAATAGCCTCGAACACCAGAAGTATTTGTTAAGAATCGATTTCGGTGATAGTTCCTATACCGAATATGGCAAACCAAGACAGAGCCAAGAAGAGAAGCCGGAGAAGGATTCAGCCTCCTCAGGCTCTTCGGCTCTCAACTATAAATGGCCCACTACCGCGCCGGCAATTGAGGAAAGCGGAAGAGTCAGCAGCTATATAAAAGAAAAGATTGACAAGGAAGAAATGAAGGCGGCAGAGAAAGCCGAAGCCAAGAAGAAGGCTGACGATAAGAAAGAGAGTAAAACGAAAGAAAAGAGCGACACGCCAACCCAAAGCACTCCACCAAACGCCTCACCCCAAACGGAATCCGGTGCTCCCCCGCCGGATTCTTCTAATGAAGAGCCTATCTCTATCGAAAAAAGGCTACAAGAAATCTACGAGCTCAGAATGTCACAAGGATTTACGTTCAAGCAAATAGCTGAAAAGTATGGAATCTCCGACAGAAGGGCGAGCCAAGTTTTTAGAGACGCTAAAACCAAATTCGAAAAAAAGGAGTAAAAACACTATGAGGGTGACGGTGATTAATGCGAATACCTGTATCCGCGCCATTAAGGTGTCGGCGGCGATAGCGGCAGAACTGAAACCGGAAATGCACTTTGTAGCCATTCAACGGAATAACAACGGATTCGAACACACACAATGCCCGTGGTATCCCTATACGAATCACATAGATTTTCTACACGCTTTAAGCAAAGCCGTTGAGGCAGGCGGGGGGATGGACGTTTTCCACGTTCATAATGAGCCTAACTGGATGGCGGTAGGTGCCAAGGCGAAATATCCCGACATCCCGGTTATCCTCGATACGCATGATCTTGACCTCGCTAGAACCGGAAATCCGGGAGAAGCGGAAGTAAAGGCCCTTATGATGTGTGATGGCTTCGCCTTTCCGAGCGAAGGGTACCGAGAGCTTGTTCATGATACCTATCCGGCCCTAGCTCAAAAGCCTTATGCCGTTATTCATTCTCGTTGCAACAAGGAAGTGATAGGACATATAATTAAAAGTGGGCCATTCAAAAGAATTTCAGGGATTGTCTACGAAGGGAGCCTTCTCTCAAAGAGTGAGAAATTCCCTTACCGCGATCACATTAACCTTTTTACAGAGCTTATCAAGGCAGATATCAACGTCCATGCCTTTCCCTCTAATCCTAGAAATCTTCCCTACCATTATTTCAACATAGGCGTTTGTATATGGCCCATGCAAATGTACCTGGACTTGCTCAGAGCCATGACGCGCTTTGATTGGGGCTTTGTGGGGGGCGAGTTGGAGTGTGAACAGAGGAAAAGAGCCATGCCGAACAAGCTTTTTGAATATATCGCGGCGGGAATACCGGTAATGGCTATGAACGTTCCCGAGGCTGAGGCGTTTGTGGAAGCTCACCAAGTAGGCGTTTCGGTTAAATCCGTGAGTGATATCAAGAACGCTTACGGCTACCATGAGAAGTTTCGAAAAAACGTGGCAAAGATCCGAGCCGAGATAACCATGGAACAACAAGTACCGGATATCCTAAATCTTTATTTGGAGGCCGAGAAATGGGTGAAGCAGAACAAACAAAATATAAAACCTACTTCGGACACGCCAGGTACCACAAAGGAACCCTCGAAGTCTCCGACTTTGCAAGAATCTCTAAAGGCGTAACGATTGAACTTACCGGAAACGTTTTTATTTCCGATGAAGCAGAGCTTTCCCGAGGAGTAGAAATAATCACGCACAAGCACCACTGGAACCATTCGATCGGTTTAAGAAGAGAGGTTCAGAAAGTGGAGCCTGTTTCTTTGACGATTGCCCCGGATGCTTTTATAGGGATAAACGCTATCATTTTGGGTGTAGGGAGGATAGGAAAGGGTGCGATTATCGGCGCCGGTGCCGTTTTGACTAAGGACGTTCCGGATTACGAGGTATGGGTGGGGAACCCGGCGCGGAAAATAAGAGAGAGAGGAAAAGACAAAGATGATTTCATAGCTACACGCAGAAAAGTATATTATATAGCGCAAATAATAAAAAACAGTTTTGACGATCACGGAGACAAAGAAGTTTACAAGAACTACTGTTTGGAAATCGCACAAAGAATAATGGATGACCTTAATCAATGCTAACCAAACTGGAAAGGAGAAGAAGCCTATGATCAGAACGTTTTTTATTAAGCTGAGTGATGAATTCCTTAATAAAATATGATCGGTAAGAATGATGCTAACTAATATCAAACGAGCCCTAGTGTTCGCTCCCCACGTTGATGATGCTGAATTCGGATGTGGGGCTACGATAGTAAAACTTGTAGACTCGGGATGCGAAGTCTTTGTATTCGCTTTCAGTGACGCGGCTTTATCCCTCCCTGATGGATTTCCGGAAGGTATCACTAGAGAAGAATTCGTTAAGGCAATGGATACTTTAGGAGTACCGAAGGAAAGAAGGTTTGTATTTTCGTATCCTGTAAGGGATTTTCCTGTTTACCGCCAGGATATCCTTGATGAAATGATCCCGCTTGTCAGGGAGGACATAAAGCCCGATTTGGTAATAGGCCCCAATACCTCGGACACTCACCAGGATCACCAAGTAATAGCGGAAGAGATATGGCGAGCTTCCAAGTATTCGAGGCTCGTTCTCGGGTATGAGGCCCCCAGGAACGATTTAGGCTTTGTGCCGGCTGGATTCGTGGAAGTTACCGAAGATCAGGTACTAAGGAAGATTACGGCGATTAACTGCTACGAGTCTCAGAAGTCAAAGAATTGGCTCTCTACTGAGTCGGTCTATCACCAAGCCCGGATCAGGGGAACCGTAATCAATAAACCCTTTGCAGAAGCATACGAGGTAAGAAGATGGAGAGATTAGCGCAAGAGCGGCTAGAGAGGTTTATAAGGCATAACGAAGAGGCATTTATACCAGAAAAAGGAGAGGGCCTGTTTTGGAGAGCGGTACCCTCGTCTTGCTATATTCATCCTTCGGTAGCTTTCGAACAACAGGCTTTGAAATATACCCCCGATGAAGATGGGCGGCTAGTCGGTTGGATTCATAATGGTGGGATAGTAATAGGGGAAAATGTTAGCATTATGGCTCATACGGTAATCCATAGAGGGAGTGAAAAAGGCAGGGTTACTCAAATAGGCGAAGGTTCAAAGGTGGGCTCCCTGGTCAACATAGGCCATAATGTTTCGATAGGAAAGAATTGCATTATTGGGCCTTCGGCCTCCATTGGGGGATCTGTGACCATAGGAGATGATTGCTTTATCGGAATGGGGGCGGTAATCAAGAACGGAGTGGAGATTATGTCAAACAACATGATCGGTGCCGGCGCGGTAGTAGTTGAGGATATTCGCTATTGTCACGGTGTTTGTGTGGGGAACCCCGCAAAATGCACCGGGGAACTTTGGGACGGTAAATGGTGGACGGAATGATTATCCCCAACATGATCAGCCTCGAAGTAACCACGAAATGTAATGGCGGCTGCGTTATGTGTCCTCAGAGCATTATGGAGCGAAGAAACGAGGATATGAGCCTTAGCGATGCTCATGACATTGTTTGTGAGGCTTATCAATACGGGATCAGGCGGCTTTCACCTCATGGTTACGGAGAGTCTACCAAGTGGCTTTATTACGCGCCTTTCATTGGTTGGGTGAAAACTACCTTTCCGGACATGAAGATTACCGATACTACAAACGGTTCTATGCTGCACCATGATTATATCCGTGATGCCATTTGCGAGAATGTAGACGAATTGATTGTGAGTATTGATGGAGTTTTCGAATCAACCAATGTGGCGATCAGGCCCGGAATCAATTATGAAAAGGTGATATTGGGACTTGGACTTCTGCGAACCAGAGACAAGAGGCCAAAGGTTATCCTTCACCGGATCCGGATGCCCGAGAACAGGCACGAATCAGACGAGCTTTACCGGGAGTGTTGGAAGCCTTATGCCGACTCTATTGTATTTGCAGACGCGAGCGACCTCCACGGCCTTAATCCGGAGATCAAGAAGCCGATTAGAACCCCTGGAAGATGCAAGAGGCCATTTAACAGCGTTTGGGTAAATGTGAGAGGAGACGTTATCTTATGTTGCCGCGATCAATTCTCAAGCGTTATCTATGGAAATACCCACGAAGCCCCCCTAAAGAAGATATTGGAAGGGCCACGGAGAAAGGCCCACCAAGCAATACACGAAACAGGAAGAACCGAAGTCATGGGATTATGTAAGGATTGCACTTATACCGGTTAATGAAAGGAGCACGACCATGGAAGAGTTACCCGAGGGCAGAAGAGTAACGCAGTTTCAAGTAATTGAGGATAACGTTTCTATAGGAAAAGGCGTTTCAATCAGCGATTTCGTTAAGCTCGTTGAAGGTACCCGGATCGGAGATAGAACCTTAATCGGAAGTTATGTAAGAACCGGAAAAAATTGCATAATAGGCCGTGATTGCATTATTAAGTGTCAAGCGGTAATAAGTCCGAACGTTGAAATAGGGGCGGGAACCACCATAGGGCCTGGTGCGATTCTGCTTCACGAAACCCACCAGGGAATACACAGCCCCTGCAAAATCGGAAGGTTTTGCTTTATCGGTGCCAATGTTATTGTCAACCCGGGCGTTAAAATTTGTGATGGTGTTGCCGTCGGAGCGGGGGCGGTTGTGATAAGAAATATAGATTTGCCGGGAACTTACGCCGGTGTTCCTGCAATAAGGATAAAATAACGATGGGAGCTCCCTTGAATTAAGAAAGGAGAAAGACACTATGAGAAAATTAGAAATAGGGCAGCATAGGTTCACTGATGTATTTGTGGGAGACGAACCAGGACACGGGGGAGCTTGTCACGAGTATTATATCGGCAGAGCAAATGATTCTCTGGATGTTCCCGTGGGAGAATTCGGTCACGTTAAATTCCAAAAGGGGCCGGTTTCCGAATGGTGGATCAACGGCTGTCACCAGGAAGATCTCCTAGTAATAGTCATTGACCGGCTGCGAGGCTTCCAGTCTGGAGAATTCAAATGTAGAGAAAATGCCTTGGCATTAACCAAGATTGAGGAAGCACTCCATTGGTTGAATCACAGGACATCGGACCGTCAAGCCAGAGGGGTAGAAGGCAAAAACCTCGAATAAAAATAAAATAGTGTTTGCCTTTTTTCAAAGGAATGAAGTAGCAATAGGAAAACCCCAAGATAACACTTGCTCAAGAGGGCTTATAGGAGACTTCTTCGATGGCTACTCAAGAGCAATTGCAGGACGAAGTTGTTAGAAAGATTCAAGATCCCTCGTATGATGCAGACGAAATCCGTGAGTTTTTCAATCTTTGCCTTAAAGACGTAGAATCCTACCGAGATCCTAAGACCGGCTTCGAATTGTTTTTGCCGGCCCTAGACACTACAGCATCACTTGAAACGAGTATCACCGATCCTTACGTTAGTTTTCCCACCAATTACCTAAAGAATCTCCATACTATTGAGACTGAGGATCAGGGCAATGATATTGTGATTTGTCCTAATCTACAGGCTCTAAAGGCGCTCTTTACCGCCGAGGAATGGACTACGGCGGGACAGTTGGACGCGGTAGCGCCGGTGGGAACGAGCCTTTATTACGGAAGAACCCCAAGCGTTGCTATAACCCTCACCATCCATTACTACAAGAAACTCACCCCTATAGCTGAAGCTACGACCACGTTACCGGCAGAAATACCCGAGCATTTACAGAGGGATCTGCTTGTCAACTATGCTTGCAGGGAGATCTATTCGGAGATTGAGGAAGAATCGGTTGATGCGCCGGCAGGAACCCGGAAACACGCCGCTTTGTATATGAAGGCAATAGGAGAACTTTACGCATGGGTACGAGACGAGAAATCCATTCAAAAACCTTACCGCCCACGGAAAGTACAAACCTTTTAATTGGAGGAAAGACCATGGCAATAAAAAAAGATCTACCTTTACACTCGAAGGCAGGATCACCCGCCGCCGAAAGAATGAATCGAGCAAGGAAAAAAGGGAGGATAATCCATACTCCAGGCGGGGGGAAGTATTACCCTACCCTAGATAAGCATGATACGCCCATGAAAATAATAGCAAAAAAGGGCCTTACGCCTCCGAAAAAGCAAGTTTGGAGGGGGCACAATCAGGCAGGAGCGAAGCAGATGAAAGAATTGGAAAAGGAGGAAGGTAGATAAAAAATGGGAAAGCCCATAATCTTATTTACCGGTACGTCCGGGCTCAATAACGTTATTGATCCCACAAGGCTTAGATTCGACCCTAAAACCGGAATCAGTGATTTAGCCATAGCGCATAACGTTGATATTGACGATACCGGCAGACCTTCGAGACGCGGAGGCTTTGACTTATCCGATCAAACCGGAGAATGGCACAGCCTTTTTTGTGATGGAGGCTCCGCTCTCGGTGTGAGCGGTGACGCACTCGCCCTAATCAGTCAGGATCTAGGCGGTTATACCCCGCTTAGGAACGTCACTCGGGGCGCGAAAATGCGTTACTGTCAAGTGAAAGACTTTATTTACTACAGTAATCAGCGCGAAATTGGAGTAGTGGTAAATGAAGTAAGTCAATCTTGGGTAGGGGCCGATTATGTGGGGCCTACTACACAAAGGACATTCTCAGATCCACCGATATGTAAATTACTAGCCAATTACAACGGCAGAATGTTTCTTTCGGTAGATACGCGGGTGTTGTACTCCGAGCCTTATGCCTATGCGTGGTATGACATGGCCCGAAACTGGCTCCCTTTTCGCTCCGAGATTTTGATGATCGCCCCGGTAAAGGACGGTATCTATTTCAGCGATTCACACAATATCTACTTTTGCCAGGGAAACAATCCCCAGGACTTTGACAAAAGAGTAATGGCTACTTATCCGGCTATAGAGGATACGAACGTTACGAAAGAAGGCGCGAGTCTCAAAGGCGGGGAATTCGGCTTTGAACATTACGCCATGTTTTCAACAACTAAAGGGATTTGTGCCGGCTTTCCTTCCGGCCTTTTCATCAATCTCACTGAGAAGAAATTGATTTTCCCTTCGGCAAAGTCCGGCTCTGCGGCGATTGTCCAGGGGAAGTACATGACTTTATTAAACCCCTAAGTGGAGGATTGACCAATGACGATGAAAATAAGCACCGGACTTAGAAATAAAATGCTTGGGCTGCAAGCCATTCTCATTACTTGCATGAGCGGCAACGATACCACGTTGACGCTTGTGGATGGCGGGGGAAGCGCAGACACTCTTACCGATAGCGGAAACGGTTTCATTACCGAGGGGATATTTCCCGGTGATAAGGTTGCGCTCTTCAATTGCACCACAGGCGCGAATAATGGCGTTGATTACGAAGTTGTGGGGGTAGCTGCGGGAACCCTTACCTTTGCCACAGGCCAATGGAACACCGGTGAAGCGTTACCGGCAAGCGGGATACTCGCCGTTGCTCGCGGGGGCTCACTCCGGGATATCTTTAGATGCGGTGTTCTCCGGATTTATAGCGGCTCCGCGCCGGCAGATGCAGACGCGGCAGTTACCGGCACCCTGCTTCTTGAGATCAGCGAAAGTAGTGGCGCATTTGTCGCAGGGGCCTTTGATAATGGTCTTCGGTTTGGTGCGGCTGCTTCCGGGGCAATCGGAAAAGACAGCACCCAAACATGGAGCGATACTGGTATTATCTCGGGCTACACAGCCGGATATTTTCGCTTGTGCGCCAATCCCACGGACGCAGGAGCCATTTCAACCACCCTTCCCAGGATTCAAGGGAATTGTGGAGGCGCCGGCTCGGATCTGGTTATGGGCAGCACTACGGTTGTTCTCGGTGCTACAGCAAC